GGAAAAAAGTGGAATTCACCCCTGCAACTGAAGAGAAGAAGAAGCCTGGCCGCCCCAAGGGTTCGGTGAAGATGACCATTCAGCGTTATGCAAACAACCCACCGAAGGTATTGCCCAAGACGGATCAACAGCGCCTAAAGGAACTTAAAGAGCTGATGATCCGGTCTGGCGGCAAGGATGTGGCGCAGAAGGTGATTGACATCGCGCTCAACGATGACCACCCAGGCCAGATGGCAGCGCTCAAGATGTGTATTGACCGCACACTGCCCATAAGTATGTTCGAGAAAGACAAGAGCCAGAGGTCAGCAGTTACGATCAATATCACTGGCTTGGGAGAAAGTCCAACCATTATTGACACAATCGACCCCAACGACCCAGAAGATGTAGAGGCAAAGTATGGCTGACCTTAACTTTTCCCTTCTCCCTTGGCAACAACAAGTGTTCAAGGATACGGCAAGGTTCAAGGTTGTCGCAGCTGGCCGGCGCTGTGGCAAGTCGAGGATGGCTGCCATCACGTTGTTGATTGAAGGACTGCGTTGCCCCCCTGGCTCTGCTGTACTGTATGTTTCCCCAACCATGGGGCAAAGCCGGCAAATTATTTGGGATTTGCTTTTAGACCTTGGCCGTGATGTGATCCAAAACAGTCACGTTAACAATTTGGATATAACCCTAATCAATGGCGCCCGTATCTACGTCCGTGGTGCGGATAGACCTGATACGCTACGTGGAGTCTCTTTAACTTACGCTGTACTAGACGAGGTAGCCGACATTAAACCAGAGGCTTGGGAACAGGTTATACGGGCTTCTCTGTCAGACAAGAAGGGTAGAGCCTTGTTTATTGGCACTCCAAAGGGAAGGAACTGGTTTCACGACACCTTTAAGCTAGGTGAGAGTGGAGAGGACTCTGATTGGAAGAGTTGGCACTTTACCACTGCTGATAACCCTTTGATCGACCCATCTGAGATAGAAAGTGCTAAGAAGACCCTGAGTACCTTTGCTTTTAAACAAGAGTTTATGGCTTCCTTCTCCAATGCGGGATCGGACGTTTTTAAAGAAGAATGGATTAAGTTTGGTGAAAGACCTAATAAGGGGTCGTTCTATATCTCTGTTGACCTAGCGGGGTTCGAGGAAGTTGCTAAACAGGCGGGCAACGCTAAGAAGAGATTGGATGAGTCCGCTATCTGCGTAGTGTATGTAACAGAGGATGGGAAGTGGTTTGTTGAGAAGATCATCCACGGAAGATGGGATATTCGGACGACTGCTGTGAACATCTTGATGGCTATTCGGGACTACAAGCCTTTGAGTATCGGGATTGAGAGGGGAGCACTGAAGAACGCTGTTTTGCCCTATTTAAGCGACTTAATGAGAAAAAGTAACATCTATGCCCATATTATTGATTTAACGCATGGGAATAGGAAAAAAGCAGATAGAATAATCTGGGCATTGCAAGGAAGGTTTGAACATGGCAGAATCACGCTTAATTCGGAAGAAAATTGGGATGATTTTGTTGACCAACTTCTAATGTTTCCCGCACAGGGAGTTCACGATGATTTGCCGGACGCTCTTTCCTATGTCGATCAACTAGCTGTTACATCTTATTTTCAGGAAGATGAGGATGATGAGTGGCAGCCCATAGATATTGTCTCAGGTGTTTGATTTGAAAAAATGCTCAAAATGCAAGGTTGATAAACTTTTATCTGACTTTCAAAAGAATAAGTCAAATAAAGATGGCCTGCAATATCAATGCAAAACCTGCCGTATTGAAGGTTGCGCCAAGTATTTCCAAAGTATTCCTGTTGAAAAAAAGGAAGAACGTAAGGCAAATACTCAACTGTGGCGGGCAAAGAATAGAAATATTACTAGGTCATACGCATCAGAATACAAACTGAAGAACAGACCAACATATACTGCCAATCAAATTAGACGGCAATTGGGCAAAAAGAACAGAACTCCCAAGTGGTTGACAGATTTTGATTTATTGAAAATAAACTGTTACTATCAACTTGCCGCCATGCGAACTAAAGAAAGTGGCGAAAAATGGCACGTTGACCATATAATTCCATTACATGGGAAAATTGTTAGTGGCCTGCATGTTCCTAGCAACCTAAGAGTAATTACCGCTTTTGAGAACGAGCGAAAGACAAACTACTACGAGGTTTGAAGATGGATGACATCACCCGAAATAAATTTCAAGAGCCGACTGAGTCTGATAAAGAGCTTGTAGCCTTTGTCGTCAATCACTGTGACAGGTGGCGTGATTATAGGAATGTCAATTTTCTTTCCGAGTGGCAAGAGTACGAGCGCATCTTTACGGGTGAGTGGGACATCCAAGACAAGACCCGTGACTCCGAGAGAAGCCGAATCGTTACCCCCGCTACACAACAAGCCGTAGAAACTCGTCACGCTGAGATCATTGAGGCTATCTTTGGTCAGGGCGAGTTCTTTGACATTGCTGACGATATTCGTGATGTTAATAATAATCCATTGGATGTAGCCGCTATCAAGGCTCAACTGATGGAAGACTTCAAAGTAGACAAGATCAGGAAGTCGATTGACCAGATTGAGCTGATGGCAGAAATCTATGGTACTGGCATTGGTGAGATTGTTGTCAAAACAGAGAAGATTTACGTTCCTTCTACCCAACCAATACCTGGTCAAGTCGGTCAAGCCGCCATTGGTGTGATGGAAAAAGACAGGATTGCAGTCAAGATTGTTCCTGTTAACCCTAAGAACTTCTTGTTCGACCCTAATGGGACTTCTATTGATGACTGTATGGGTGTGGCTGTTGAGAAGTATGTCTCTATCCACAAGATCGTTAAAGGTCAGGAAGAAGGTATCTATCGTAAGGTAGCTATCGGTACTGACTCAGAAGACACAGACTTAGAGCCTACCCAAGAGGTTAGCCAATTCCAAGACGATAAAGTTAAACTTTTAACTTACTACGGCTTAGTCCCTAGAGAGTACATCGAGCAACTAGAGAATGAGGAAGAAGTAGAAGACTTGTTCCCTGAAGACTCTATCCAAGATGACTATTCTGACTTGGTAGAGGCTATTATCGTTATCGCTAACGATGGTGTTCTTTTGAAAGCAGAAAAGAACCCGTACATGATGAAAGATAGGCCAATTCTGGCTTATCAAGACGATACAGTTCCTAATCGACTATTAGGTAGAGGTACTGTAGAGAAGGCTTACAACTCTCAAAAGGCTATTGACGCTCAGATTCGTTCACATTTGGACTCTCTGGCGTTGACTACAAGTCCTATGATTGCAATGGATGCCACAAGACTTCCACGAGGTGCTAAGTTTGAAGTAAAACCAGGCAAGGCAATCCTGACAAACGGCAATCCCGCAGAGATTTTGTTCCCCTTCAAGTTCGGAAATACCGATTCTGGGAACATAACAACTGCTAAAGAGTTCGAGAGAATGCTTTTACAGGCTACTGGTACTCTTGATTCACAGGGAATGGTGTCTGCTGTGTCTAGGGACTCCAATCAAGGTGGCATCTCGATGGCTGTGGCTTCTATTATCAAGAAGTACAAGCGTACATTGGTGAACTTTCAAGAGGATTTCTTGATTCCTTTCATCAACAAGGCTGCCTTTCGGTATATGCAGTTCGACCCTGAAAGGTATCCTACTGTTGACATGAAGTTTATCCCGACTGCTGCTTTAGGGATCATCGCTCGTGAGCATGAACAACAACAGTTCATCTCCTTACTTCAGACTCTTGGCCCAAATACACCTGTTTTGCCTGTTATTCTTAAAGGAATCATGGCTAACTCATCTTTGTCTAACAGATATGAGTTGATTCAGATGTTGGATGAGATGTCTAAGCCTGATCCACAAGCACAACAGATGCAACAAGCACAGGCTCAGTTGGCTATGCAGTCTGCTCAAGCTCAGATCGCTGTTCAGACTACCCAAGCAGAGCAAAATCGTGCTGAAGCGCAAAAATTGATGACTGAAGCGCAATTGATGCCTCAAGAACTACAGGCTAAGGTGCTTTCTAGTACAACCAAGAACCTTCCTACGGGTGGAGAGCCTGCTGAGTTTGACAAGCGGGTAAAGATTGCTGAGTTGATGCTCAAAGAGGCTGACATTAAGAACAAATCTAAGATTGTTGAGATGCAGATGTCGGATAAGATGGAGAAAGCGTTTCTTGATCGCATCACTTCGGAATTGAAATAATGGAACTGTTGAAAAACCTTGAAGGAATGTCTGCTGATGAGCAGATGAGTGCCGTTGTGGAGCTTCAAAAAGCCGCCATGAAGACGCTAGAAGAGCAAAAACAAGTCTCTATCGGTAAGAGTGCTGAGATGGTGATTCTTGGTTTAAAGAAGATTAAAGCCGACTTTGAAGCCAAGTTTGACTCTCTGAACTACGACATTCAGACCAAAGTTGCTAACCTGAAAGACGGACAACAAGGAATACAGGGTCAAAAGGGTGAGCAAGGCGATCGAGGACTAGATGGCGCTCAAGGAAGAGATGGGAAGTCTGGTTTAGATGGTAAAGACGGATTAGACGGAAAAGATGGAATTAGCGTCCAAGATGCCAAGATTGACTTTGATGGCAGTCTGGTTATTACTTTATCTGATGGCAGAGAAATCAATGTAGGCGAGGTAGTTCCTGTTGATGTTGCACAGACAATCCATAAGATTCAAAGCGGATCAGGTGGTGACTCACAGACTACTTTAAACGCCATTGCTGCCCTACAAGCCACGATTGCCACTTATGGCACGATGGCAACACAGAATAAAACCTCTGTAGATATTGAAGGCGGCACGATTGACAACACAGTCATTGGAGCAACAACACCCTCTACAGGTGTGTTTACAGATGCGTCTGTAACTACTGCTTCAGGGCAATCAGCGTTTAACGAAAACAATACCATTACTGGTTGGATTTACTCAGGTAATAGTTTTTCTGTTGCGAGTCAAGAAACATCGCCAAATGGTTTGTTTATTGGCTCTAATGGCACAAAGATGTACGTCAACGGCTCAACTGGAGATGATGTCAATGAATATTCACTTTCAACTGCATGGGACATTACAACAGCCACGTTTGTAACAACATTTTCTACATCTGCACAAGATAGTGCCCCAAATGACGTATTTTTTAAACCCGATGGTTTGTCAATGTTTGTGATGGGAAATACAAACGACACAGTTTATCAATACACGCTTAGTACGGCTTGGGATGTTTCAACGGCTTCATACGCAAGCAAATCATTTAGTGTTGCATCACAAGAAGCAACACCACTTGGTCTTTGGTTTAAACCAGATGGTTTAGTGATGTATGTTGTTGGTACTAGTTCTGATACTGTATTTCAATACACACTTGGAACTGCGTGGGATGTCTCTACCGCTTCTTATTTGGGTGTTTCTTACAATTTTGCAACGCAAGAAGCACAGGCAATCCAAGTAAATTTAAGTGCTGACGGCTTAAAAATGTGGATTCTTGGTGTTGCTGGCGATGACATTTGGGAATACACACTTGGTACTGCGTGGAATGTAAGCACAGCAACGCCAGTCAATAACTTTTATATTGGCTTTCAAGAAACATCCCCCCAAGGTTTATTTATTGATAGTACAACTTCAAATCGTGTGTATCTTGTGGGTGGTACATCAGATTCTGTTTTTCAATACTACACAGCCGCTAATTCTTTAAAACTTGACACAGAAAAGTTATACGTTGATGGTCAGTTATCAGTAAATGGAAACTTTGTTGCAGGTCAAAATGCTTATGTAGATGGTGCAATAACTGTTCAAGGTGCTGGTAGTCTTGGCTCACTTACTGTTGGAGCACTTAGTAATAATTCTACAATCAATTTGACAGGTGCTACAACAAGCACAACATCACTTGGAACTGCCGCTACGACAGGAACACTTTCTCTTGGTGGTACTGCTCAAACAGGCATAATTACTTTAGGCCAATCAACAGTATCCCAGACAACCAACATTCAAGCGGGTGCAACAGCATCTGGAAGCACCAAGACAATTAACATTGGTACTGGTGGCCTGTCTGGTTCTACAACAGACATCAACCTTGGTTCTTCCGTATCAGGCTCTTTAGGTTCTATTGTAGCCAATGGAGCGTTTACTGCTACTGGACAGACTTCTTTAGGTGGTGTGGCAGGTAGTGAATCTTTGCGTGTATTAACGCCCACACTTGCAGGTAATTATGCTCAAATAAACACCAACAATTTTGGCGACGTAATCTACGGCAATGCTGGAAGCGGAACTAACATTCCAAACATCTTTTTGACAAAAGGTACTGGGGTTCATAAGTTTGCAACCAACAACAGCGTTTCAAATACACAGGCTCAAGTATCCCACACAGCCTCTGCTGTTAACTTTGTTAATTTAACTGGTAACGCAACAGGCTCTCGTCCTGTCGTTTCATCACAAGGTTCTGATGCCAACATTGGTTTGAACTTTGCCAGTAAAGGCAATCGTTCTATCTCGTTTCTGACCAACTCGGTTACCGCATTTGATGTATTGTCACCTGCCTCTGGTGTTAATTATGTTTCCGTAACTGGCTCAATTACTGGTGTTTCTCCAATTGTTTCCGCCACAGGTACAGACACCAACATAGACCTAACCTTAACACCAAAGGGAACAGGTAACGTCAGGTTTGGTACTTACACAGGAACTATTCTGACACCTACAGGCTATGTAGAAATCAAAGATAGTGGTGGTACAGTTCGCAGACTTTTAGTTGGTTAACAGGAGAAAACATGAACGATTTTGACTTGAATGAGTACGAAGACATTGATGATGACAACAATAATAAACCAACTGCTTTAGCCACTAAACAAGACACAAGCATTCCTTTTAACTTTGCACCTGAAGGTAGCAAAAAATATTTCTTTATCAACAACTGGACTGAACATCATGGCCCTAATTAAATCAATTATGACTGACTACGGATGCACCGCAGATTATTGGAACATTGGTGCTGTTCAAGAAGACTTCAAAGGTCGTGGAACAGAGATAACCTTTTACGGCTACGCATCCAAAGAAGCCCGTGATTCTGGTAAACAACCATTATCCGCAGGTAAGGTTCAGATTTCTGGTGATGACTATGTAGCGGGTGCAGACCGAGCAGCCCTATACGCAATTATCAAGCAAAAGCCTGAGTTTGAAGGTGCGACTGACGCATGACACCAGACCTTGAAAAATACTATACAGATAGATTCGAGATGATGTCTACCCAAGGGTGGAAAGATTTAGTAGAAGATATTGACAAAATAATAGTATCTTTGAATAATATCTCTGTAGTTTCTGATGAGAAAGACCTACAATTCAAAAAAGGTGAACTTTCTATCCTAACTTGGCTGAAAAATCTTAAAGAGATCAGCGAGAGGGCTTATGAAGAGATTTTATGATTACGTCTGTGAAAACGGACACAAGACAGAAAAGTTTGTTGTTTATGAGGCAACGAACTTGAAGTGTGAGTGTGGGGCTTTGGCTACACGTTCACTCTCTGCGCCAGCTTTTAGACTTGAGGGATGGTCTGGTTCTTTTCCATCGGCTTATGCCAAATTTGGAAAGAGTCATACCGACAAGTTGAAATCTGAGCAGAAACTCAACTCATAAGCAATTATGCCGAGTTGAATCTCCTATAACCGATAACGGCAGGAAAAAGGAAACGTATGTTGATTGACAACGAAAAAGAAGAGTTAAGTGAGTTTGACATTGTCGAGCAGAAGACTTCACAAAAAGCTGAAGATCAGTCTGAACTTCCTGATAAATACAGGCACAAAAGTTTAGATGAAATTGTGAAAATGCACCAAGAGGCTGAAAAGCTCATTGGTAAGCAAGCACAAGAAGTAGGCGAAGTCAGAAAGTTAGCTGATGAACTCATTAAACAGAACCTTAGTTCTAGACAACAACAGACTAGAGTAGAAGAGCCTGAAGTAGACTTCTTTGAGAATCCACAGAAGGCAGTTCAAAGGACAGTTGATAGTCACCCTGACATCATTGCGGCTAGACAAGCCACTTTAGAGATGAAAAGGGCGCAAATTCAGCAGAAGTTAGCGCAAGAACACCCTGATTTTGGCGATATTGCTAAAAATGAGGACTTTGCGAATTGGGTCAAATCTAGCCCTGTTCGCATTGATTTGTTCAAGAAAGCTGATGCTGATTTCGATTATGATTCTGCCAATGAACTGTTATCGACTTACAAAGAACTTCGCTCTGTCAAACAGAAGCAAACGAGTGATGCTGGAGAAGCCACTCGCAAGCAGAATTTGAAAGCAGTTGGAGTAGATGTAGGTGGTTCTGGAGAGTCATCAAAACGAGTTTATCGTAGGGCTGACCTTATTCGGCTGAAAATGCAAGACCCTAACCGCTATGAGGCGCTTTCTGATGAAATCATGTTAGCGTACCAAGAGGGTAGAGTTAAGTAAACTTAATTTATTGGAGATTTAAACATGGCTAATACAGCATTCGCACCTAACAATGCAACCACAGTAACAACCGCAGCAACGTTCATTCCTGAAATTTGGAGTGATGAAATTGTTGCCAGTTACAAAAAGAACCTTGTTCTAGCAAACTTGGTTATGAAGATGAACTTCAAGGGCAAGAAGGGTGACGTAGTTCACATTCCCGCCCCTGGTCGTGGTTCAGCTTCTGCTAAAACAGCAACTGATGCAGTTACCTTAATTGTTGACACAGCATCTGAAGTTCAGGTATCTATCAACAAGCACTATGAATATAGCCGCTTGATTGAGGATATTGCAGAAGTTCAAGCCTTGAACTCTATGCGTAACTTCTACACCTCTGATGCGGGTTATGCCTTGGCTAAACAAGTCGATACAGACTTGATTCAGTTGGGTCGTTCTGCCAATGGTGGTACTGCTGGTAGCGCTCGTTATGATGCTGGTTTTGTTGGTGGTGATGGTACAACAACCTTCGACTACACTGCTAACACCAACACTGGTAACGCCTCTGCTCTGACTGATGCGGCTATTCGTCGTACTATTCAGCGTTTGGACGATAACGACACTCCTATGGATGGTCGCTTCTTCATCATTCCTCCTTCAAGCCGTAACACGTTGATGGGTCTTGCCCGTTACACTGAGCAGGCTTTTGTGGGTGATGGCAACGCTATCCGCAATGGTGAGATCGGCAACCTTTATGGTATCCCCGTGTTCACATCTAGCAACGCTGACTCTGCATCTGCAACAGCCGCTTTCCCAGCAAGTGGTTCTGCTATTGCTCGTGTCTGCTTGATGGGTCACAAGGACTCTATGGTTCTGGTTGAGCAAGTTGGTATCCGTTCACAAGTTCAGTACAAGCAAGAGTATTTAGCTACTTTGTTTACTTCTGACACTTTGTATGGTGTTGCCGCCTTGAGGAAAGCTGCCACTACTGGTGCGGCTACTTCTTCTTCCATGTTTGCCTTGGTTGTTCCTTCTTGATTACAACCTTTCCCCTCGCCTTCGGGTGGGGGGGTTTTTTACATTAAGGAGAATTTATTATGGCAGCAGCAACCGCAGTCGTTTCCCGTAGGGGCAATGACCAGTTCCGTGGTCTATTTACAGACACTTGGGATGTTACTTGTACTCTTGATAGCGCTTCAGTATCTACTGTTTCTACCGCTACAGATACAGTGACAGTGCCAGGTGTTGCTTTGGGTGATATGGTTCTTGGTATGGCAATTGGCGTTTCTGAGGCAGGTTTGGTTCGTAGAGCCTATGTTTCAGCCGCTAATACAGTTACTATCGTGACGTACAACCCTACAGGCAGTTCTGTAGACTTAGCATCTACTACATTGCAACTTATTGTTGCTCGTGCAGTAGTCTAATCCAAGGGGGCTAATAACCCCCTTTTTCACGGAGTTCTTATGGCAACCTTTCGATGCTTACAAAGCGGTAACACAGTTACCTTCACATATCAGCATGATATTGACACAATGAAAGGTCATCAGGGCTATGTTAGAGTAGACCAAGAAGAGGTCGAAACTAAACCTGTTGTTCAAGCCCCTCCTATTAAAAAGGCTGGGCGACCTAAGAAAGTCGAAAATGTCTGAAATTGACCCAAGAGAATTCGGCAAGTTAGAAGCCCAAGTTGAGGCTTTACAGCTAGAAGTTCATGGACTTCGACAAGATATTAAACTGCTTTTAGAGATGGCTAACAAGTCTAAAGGCGGTATGTTTGTAGGAATGGCGATAGCCTCCTTTATTGGTGGCATCATCACTTTTGTTGCTGATCGACTTTGGAAATAAGGAGCATATTATGCCTATGGTTGGAAAAAAGAAGTTTCCCTACTCTTCAGAGGGCAAGAAAGAAGCCAAAGAGTACGGCAAGAAAAAGGGTATGCCTGTAACCATTATGGTTGCGGTTGGTAGAGGTATGCCTACCCGTGGTGGTCGTACTGCTACGAACATGATGAAGAAATCTGGACGAGGTAAATAATGTCATCTTTAACTACTCCCGTTACCCTTCTTAGTGCAGTTGTTGCAACTGGCGCTTCTAAGGCAGTTCAAGCTGATGCGGGTCAACCTGCATTTCTACAAGTTACAGGCATTACAACGGCTACTGTTGCTTTACAGGGCAGTCTTGATGGCACAACATACGCAACCATTGGCACTGCTTTAACTGCTGATGGCATTGTTACTATTGCTAATGCGCCTAAGTATTTAAGAGCCAATTGCACAGCATATACATCTGGAACAATTACAGCAAAGGTTTTGTACTGATATGAAAAAGACTAAAGCAGAAGCTAAGATTTCCAAGGTTATGCGTGAGTACAAAGAAGGTACTCTGCATTCTGGCAAGAAAGGCCCTGTTGTTAAGTCTAAAGATCAGGCCATTGCCATTGCTTTATCACAAGCTAGGAAGAAGAAATGAAACAAGGACTCTACAGTAACATTGCCGCAAAGAGGGAACGTATCAAATCTGGTTCAGGCGAAAAGATGCGTAAGGTTGGTTCTAAAGGCGCTCCTACTGCAAAGGACTTCAAGCAAGCAGCTAAGACTGCTAAAAAGAAATGAAAACTCCCGCTTGGCAACGAAAAGAAGGAAAATCTGCTTCTGGGGGGTTGAATGCCAAGGGGAGAGCATCGTATAATCAAGAAACTGGTGGTAATTTAAAGCCTCCAGTAAAGTCAGGCGACAACCCTCGTAGGGCCTCCTTTTTAGCACGTATGGGCAATATGCCTGGCGCTGAGATGAAAGATGGAAAGCCTACTAGACTTTTACTTTCTCTTAGAGCTTGGGGCGCAACGTCCAAGGAAGACGCTAAAGCAAAGGCTAAAGCGATCTCTAAGAGGAACAAATGAGACCAATATCAGTCGGAGTTAACCCAACAGCTAATACGCTGACAACTGTTTACACAGTTCCTACGGGTTACTACGCCAAGTTTACTGTGATGTACATTCACAATACTGGTGGATCGACTAAGCATATTACTGTTCAGTGGAATGATGCCAGTGCCGCCACTTCCTACGATATTCTTACTGCTTACGACTTTACTTCAAAGCAATACCTTCAATTTGATGGCAATGCTTATATCGTTTTAGAAGAGGGCGATAAGATTCAAATTACTACGCAATCATCTAGTTCATTCAGTTTTATTGCTACTTTTGAACAAATAGGATTAACAAGAGCATGACCACATACCTTCAAGCTGTTAATGACGTTCTTGTTCGACTCAGAGAAGAAGAAGTCTCTACTGTTACCGAAACAAGCTATTCCTCTTTGATTGGCAAGTTTGTCAATGATGCCAAGCGTCAAATAGAAGACTCTTATGAGTGGAACATATTGGGTACTACAGTAGTAGTTTCTACTGTTGCAGGGACATCTTCTTACTCCTTAACAGGGGCAGGACAGAAGTTCCGTGTTCAAGACGTTATCAATGATACGAATAACACAGCCATGACAAACATCCCGTTTGTTAACATGAATCGTTATTTGAACTTTGGTACTGTCTCTAGTGGTGTGCCTTTGTATTATGCTTTTGATGGTGTAGATGCTAGTTATGACACTAAAGTAACTGTATTCCCTATTCCTGATGGCGTAGTTAGTCTAAGATTTAGCTTGGTCGTGCCACAAGCACCATTGACTTCTGATGCTACTGTGATTCTGATGCCATCTGAGTTGGTGGTTCAGAGTGCTTATGCTCGTGCTTTGGTTGAGCGTGGTGAGGATGGTGGTCTATCTTCTTCAGAGGCTTATCAGTTGTACAGGTCTATGCTCTCTGATTACATTTCTACGGAAGCTACTCGCTATCCAGAATTTGGCTCTTTTGAGGCAGTTTAATGGCTCAACCAATCCAAACATTCAGCATTAGCGCACCAGGGTTTTTCGGACTCAACACCCAAGACTCGCCATTGGATTTAGCGCAAGGCTTTGCTTTGGTTGCCACTAATTGTGTGATTGACCAGTATGGTCGTATTGGTTCACGTAAAGGTTGGACAAGGGTTAACTCCTCTTCTGGAAACCTTGGTGCTAACGATGTTGGTGTCATCCATGAGCTAGTTCAGCCTGATGGCACTTTAACAGTCCTCTTTGCTGGCAACAACAAACTCTTTAAACTAGGTACATCTAATGCGGTGACTGAGTTGACCTATGGGGGGGGTGGTTCTGCTCCTACTATTACTGCGAGTAACTGGCAGTGTGCTTCTTTGTATGGGATTACTTACTTCTTTCAAACAGGTCACGATCCTCTGATTTATGATCCTACTGTAAGTACAACTACCTATAGACGGGTTTCTGAGAAGACTGGCTATGTAGGGACTGTTCCTAGTGCAAACATTGCTATATCGGCTTATGGTCGCTTGTGGGTGGCTTCTACCAGTGCAGACCGAGTAACTGTTAGCTTCTCTGATCTGATTGCGGGTCATGTATGGTCTGGTGGTACAACAGGCACTTTAGACACAAGTAGAGTTTGGCCTAATGGTGCTGATGAAGTTCAAGCCTTGGCTGCTCACAATGGTTTCTTGTTTATCTTTGGTAAACGACAGATTCTTGTTTATCAGGGTGCAACTACTCCTTCTACGATGTCTATTTCTGACACAGTTGGAGGGATTGGTTGTTTAGCAAGGGACAGTGTTCAGACAACCAGTTCTGATGTGATCTTCTTGTCAAACTCAGGTGTTCGTTCCTTGATGAGAACGATTCAAGAGAAGTCTGCTCCTGAGAGAGACTTATCTAAGAATGTGCGTAATGATTTGATGGGTGATGTTGCTAATCAGACCTTGTCAACAATCAAGTCTGTTTACTCAGAAAGAGAAGGTTTCTATCTTCTCACCATGCCTTACACAGAGTCTGTTTACTGCTTTGACATGAAGATCAATCTTCAAGATGGTTCTTCCCGTGTAACCACTTGGGACTCTATTACTCCGACTGCTTTAGCTGCTTTAAGAGATGGTTCTGTCTACATTGGAAAGAATGGCTATATAGGTCAGTACACGGGCTATAACGACCATACATCTACATATCGTTTGTTGTACTACACAAACCATGCAGACCTTGGAAACGTCAACCAGACATCTATTTTGAAGAAGATTTCTGTTGTGGTCATTGGTGGTACGAATCAGAATGTTGTCTTTAAGTGGGGCTTTGACTTTAAGACTAACTACTTGAGTGCTACTGCGCCTATTCCCGCACAGGGTGTTGCTCAGTATGGCATTGCTGAGTACAACATTGATGAGTATTCAGAAGGTGTTGCATTGAATACATTGAAAGTATCTGCCAGTGGTACTGGTAAGGTTGTTCAAACTGGTTATGAATGTGATATTAACGGGATTCAACTATCTATCCAAAAGATTGAAATCCAAGCTAAAAATGGGAAACTGTCATGAGTAACTACACAAAAAGTACTAACTTCGCAAGTAAAGATAATCTGTCTTCTGGCAATCCACTAAAGATTGTTAAGGGTACTGAGATTGATACTGAGTTCAATAACATTGCTACGGCTATTGCTACAAAACTAGATTCTGCTTCAACTACTGGAAGTGGAAATATTGTTTTAGCAAATAGTCCTACATTAGTAACACCTGCTCTTGGCACTCCAAGCGCATTGGTAGGCACAAACATTACAGGGACTGCTGCGGGTTTGAGCATTGGCGGAAGTGCTACAAGTGCCACCACAGCTACTAATCTTGCTGGTGGTGCAAATGGCACGATTCCTTATCAGTCAGCATCTGGCACTACTCAAATGTTGGCGGTCGGTACATCTGGACAATATTTGCAGTCTCAGGGTTCTGCCGCACCAGCATGGGTGACAACTGTAGCAACAGCCACTATCCCTCGGTCAACCAGAACATCAAACACAATCTTGGCTTCTGCTGATGGAAGTACATTGGTTGCAATCACAAGTGGAACATTCACTCAAACATTTACAGCAGCGGCAACGCTAGGCTCTGGATGGTTTTGCTATATCCAAAACCTTGGCACAGGCGATATTACGCTTGACCCAAATGGAAGCGAAACAATTGATGGCTTGACAAGCTACATCATGTATCCAAATGAGGTTCGCTTGGTGCAATGTGATGGGACTAGCTTTAACACAATCGTGCTAAATCCTTTTACTCGTTCTTTTAGTGCTACTGGTACGTTTACAAAACCACCAGGCTATTCACAAATTTATGCTGAGTGTTGGGGTGCTGGCGGTGGTGGTGGTTCTGGTTCATTTAGGGCTACTGGAGTTGCTTTTGATGGTGGAGGCGGTGGTGGTGGTGGATATATGTTCCGTCCCATTTTGGCATCTGCACTTAGTTCATCAACTACAGTAACCATTGGTGCTGGTGGTGCTGGTGGCGCAGGAGTTGGAAGTATTGGCGGTAGCCCAGATGAAACGCAAGGAAATGTTGGAAGTGCTGGTGGAGACACTACGTTCTCAACTTGTGTTGCCGATGGTGCTAATGGAGGTGGTGCTGGCTCAACAAATACATCTAGTGGTTTTGTTTCGGGTGGCACTGGAGGAGGTTATGGAGCAACTAATAATGTAAGCAGTAATACAAATTATGCTTTTGGTGGCGGTAATGGTTCATCCTCTGGCGTTGGGCCAGTTACAACTTGCATATATGGTGGCGGTGGTGGCGGTGGCTCTTTTGCTTCTACTGGTGCGACATCATTATTTGGCGGCACTGGTGGTAATAGTGGCGGTGGTGCTGCTGGAAGCGTCAAAAATGGTGGTGCTGGTGGTAATGCAGTATCTAGCGGCACAAGCCAAGCAGGTGGTGCAGGTGGTGCTGGTTACTGCACACTCAAAGGTGTTGTTTGATCATCACAGATCATATTTAAGGAAAAATCATGGCGACTAAACAACAAATTATTGACTACTTAACAGCCAATCCTAACCTTAGTGATGCTCAATTAGTAGCATACATGGCACAAAACCAGATTAGTCCTGCTCAACTAGCAGAGGCTTCTGGTGCGCCTGTAGGACAGATTTCTGCACAGATTGGGGCTACGATTGCTCCTGGCAATTCGGTAACACTAGGCGATACTGTTGTTACACCTCAATACCAATATATTCAGTCTGGTGAAGATAATCAAGTTGGTGCGCTTGAGACTGTTTTCACATCTAAGACTACTGGCGATCCTAACTACAAAGCTCCTGTTGGAACGCCCATACAGATTTACAGTGCTACTGGCGACTTTATCAATACTGTTGAAACCAAGAAAGACTTATCGTTCTTTGGTGGAATAGTAGATGCTCTGAAAGACCCAGTTGTTCAAGCGGCTATTTTGGGTGTTGCAGGTGGTGCAGGTGTATTTGATGGTTTGTTAGGTGGAACAGGTGGTGTGGCTGGCATGGGTGGCGGTACAGGACTAACAGCCTCTGGTGCTGGAGGTCTTGGTGGCGCAACGGGTGCGGCTGGTTTGGGGGGATCACTTGGTTCGGGTTTAACTGCTGCTGGCACTGCTGGTTTAGGTGGCTCATTGGGAGCTGCTGGTCTTGGTGGTTCTTTGGGTACTGGGTTATTAGGTACTTTAGGAGTGTCTAATGCCTTGCTAGGTGGCGCAGGGCTTGGCACAACTTTAGCTGGTCTGACAACTGGTGTTGAAGGCTTAGGCGGTTTAATTACTGGTGGTACAGGTACAGTTGGTGGTACAGGAACTGTCGGTGGTACAGGAACTGTAGGCGGAGCAGGAACAGTTGGCGGAGCAGGTACAGTTGGTGGCGCTAGTGTAGTTGGTGGAGCTGGAACTGACTTAATTACCAAAGCTGGTACTGGAGTCTTAACTAATGTTGGCACAGGATTATTGGGCAACGCAATTACTGGTGGCTTGGGTTTGGCTGGTGGTGTACTGCAAAGCCAAGAGTCAAGAGATGCCGCTACTGCTGCCGCACAGAATGTCAACACTGCCACACAAGCGGCTGTTGCTGGTTCTCAATTCCGTCCAGTAGGGATGACCACTCGTTTTGGTACATCTCAGTACACCTATGATCCTAAAACTGGTCAGATGACCTCTGCGGGTTATCAGTTAACTCCAGAAGCCAAAGCACAGCAAGACCGCTTTGCAACAATGGCTAACTATAGCCTTACGCAAGCAGAGAACGCTCAGAGTCAATTTGCACCACTTCAAACTGGTGCGGCTAACTTGTTTGGTTTGGGTAATCAATATATCTCTCAATCTCCGCAAGATGTTGCTCAAAGGTACATCAATCAGCAGATGCAGTTATTGCAACCTTCTCGTGAGATGGAATTAGCTAATCTGCAAAACAGACTTCAACAACAAGGTCGTGCGGGTCTTTCTGTTGCTCAAGGTGGTACTTTGGGTGCAACTACTCCTGAACTTCAGGCTCTCTATAACGCAAGAGCGCAACAAGAACTTCAACTGGCGGCTAATGCTCAACGAGAAGGTCAACAGAACACCTTGTTTGGCGCTGGTTTGCTCGGTCAAGGCTCTCAAGCATTGGGTCAATACTTTGGTGGTCAGGTACAGGCTTATCAGCCTTACC